ATCAGAGGCAAATTTATTGCCCACGACTAGCTCCGAATGCCCACAATGCGCGGCACAAACCGTACTGAAGCTTTCTCACGATCCTCTTGTGCTGCCAAGTCAAACTGAAACTCATATTCTTGTTTAAGCATTGGCAATCGTGCCGCAAGATCAGGCATCTTCATTGCAATGTAGTAAGCCAGTCCTGCCGCAATTGCTGGCAAGAATCTGAAGTTTGCATCCTGAGTGGTCGCGCCCGTACCCGCGTCCTCAATACGGCGCATACGGTAGTATTTAAAAATGTAATAAGGGGCGGGTGATGTGCCTTGATCGGGGACAGGCCATACGACAATCTTAGGGTTATCCCGCAGTCTACGCACCCACACTTGAATGGGGCGACCTTGTGCTAACTTGTTAGGGATTGTGGCGTAAGTCGATACGCTAATACGAGATATAGTTAAATCAGATTGCGTTGAGTAATTGCCTGAACCCGTTCTAATAACCTGATCCATCAAATCAATGGTATCGGCGGGTAAATCGTATTCGGCTTGCCCTTGAATCAGGTTGACTGTACCCTCATCAATTGTCCACATGTTAATGCCACGGTTTTGAAACTCAATGGTCATTAGATTCATGGATCGCGTAGCTGTGCGTAAGTCGTAGCCTGTACGCATTTCTTTACCGGCACGCTCAAACGCCTCTTCTGCCAGTTCAGCGAAGTCTAGGTTAAACGCGGTGGTTCCAGAAACAGCCATTATCTAAATCCCGATGTTTTCTTAGCAATGCTTTTAGGTTGCGCTACAAACTGTTTGCCTGCTGCCTTACCTTTACGCTTTGCTTTGGTTGTGGCTGCGTACTCCGCAGGGCTAAGAGACTCAATCGCTTTCTTGGGCAAATACCGCTCACCTGTCTCAGACGATTTCTTGCCTGACTTGGTTGTCCATTTCTGGTCACCCCAAGCTTTCAAGGATTTTTGCGGGGCTTTAAGTGCCATCACCATAACTCCCAAATGCACCTAAGTATTCTATCGCACTATGTAATATTTTTGTGCTGTCTTTAAACATGCCCAAAGCTCTGTTGCATTGTTTGCATAACACCCCACGAAATTCGCCTGTTTCATGGTTGTGGTCTATTGCGCTATCTGTAAGCGTAATTTCAGTGCTGCAAATAGCACAACAACCTTCTTGCCTTTCGTACCTATCAACTAACTCTTCTGGTGTTATACCGCGCCTTGCACACCGTTTAGCTAACGTCCACGGGTCTTTTTCCCTGTACTCATTAACGCGCTCTTGATTGTTTTCCGCCCAAGTGCGGTGTTTTTTAAATAAGCATGTATTGCAAAAACTTTTTAAGAGATGCTTCATGCTACCGCCACGACTTCTAAAACCCGTTATTGGCTTAGTTTCCCCGCAATCGGTGCATGTTTTTACTGGTTCAGTCACGATACCCGCCGCCAGCAGCTTTATATTTTTTAGCTACTAATTGACTTTTTCTCGCGCTCCATTGCCCTGCGCCTGTACCTTGAACCGCCGCAGCTTTTACGCTGTTAAAAATACGTTTACGCAATTCTGGTTTGGTGTAGTTGCCCGACTCATTTACTTTAGACTTAACCTCGCCGCCTTCAGCGTATTGCGTAAACTTATCGCCATCCTTGCGGCGCATCGTTTTGCCTTTTGGCATCTTAGATGGGAGGATTGCCCCCATCCCGCGAGAGGCTCTCATACAAATCGACCTTTAGTCTTGCCACGTTGAGCAATACCGTCACCGCGCTTGGCTTTGACTGCGCCGCCTTTCTTAAACGGTGAGGCATTTAGTGCTTCACGTTCTGCACGACTCATCGGTTTATTTCTACGGCTAGTTATGCGTGGTTCGACATCGGTAGTAGGCATACGTGTGCGCGGGACAACTCTACCACGTGGCTCTTGCGCTCTTTCAATAAGGTCGCCAATTGGTCCGTTACGGCTGTAGTCGCCACGACTAGGCGCAACAGTAGGTGCAGGTGTAGCTCGCGGTGCGGGTTCCATTTCAGGCTCAGGTAATTCACGACCTGCAAGGCGGCGTGGTGCGGCTACAGGGATAGCCACTGCTTCGGGCATATTAACTTCACGCTCCATTAAGTCAGCAGCTTCTTTGTCAGTCAGGCGTTTAAAACCTTTTGAGCCGGGTCCAGTAGTTTCTTCAATAGCCGCTGCACGATCTGCGGGGCGGATATTTTCATTGCGACCGATACTTAAACCAGCAGCTAACGCTTCGGGAGATAATTCAAACTCGCCACCCGTTCTAAATTTACGTTTCTTTTTCATAGCATTTTGCCTTTAGTCTTGCCTTTGACACAGCAACCGTCTGCGCGTCTAGAAACAGAGCCGCCTTTTGCCATGCCCTTTGAAGCCGTAAAAGGTGTATCGCCGGGTTCAATCTTACCCATTGCAGGTACGCCTTTGTAGCGTGGCGCACCCATCATCGTACCCATGCCGGGAGTTTTCATCTTCATCGGCGCTTTCTTGCCTTTTGCCATCACGGGCGACACAAGCGCGTCTTGATCTTCAGGTTGCTGTGGCATTCTCATGTCGGTTCCTTAGCAGGCGCGTCCGCCAGACTTCATTTTAATCATCTTGCCTTCGGTTTTACCCTTAGACTCAATGCCGCCGCCTTTTGCCATCTTTGTCATGCCACCTTTTTTAGCAGCAAACGCAGGCATTTTTTTACCGTCTTTCATAACCATTGGCATACCGCCCTTCTTGAGCGCAGCCATATCGGTTTTCTTGCCACCGTGCATCTGTTTGTCGTGCATACCTACGGCTTTTTTGACCACGGCTTTATCTTGCTTTATGTCGCTTTTCATAGAACCACCTTCCTTGAATGTTTTGCCTTTATCGGCAGTGTTGAAGTCTTTACCTACAGATTGAGCTACACCGACTTTTTTGGCAAACGCAGGGTTGTGTGCGACTGCCGCCATAAAATTAGATTGTTTCTTTGATGTACTTGGCATTAACATTTCCAACGTTTGAGACTCGCGGCTTTGCGTGTAGGGCGACCCTTTTCGTCCTTCATCGGACCGGGCATCCCAGACATACGGGCGCAAAACGATTTCTTGCGTGGACCGCCTTCGGGCTGTGGAGCTTTTAGGTTTGATCCGGTTGCAGCGTTGTACTTGGCACGACCTTTGGCGGTAAGACCCGCTCCTTGTTTGACCGGCAGCTTTTCACCACGACCGATAGCCAAAGAGGGGGTTTTCTTAGCCATAATAAATTTGCGCCGCGCCTACATTAGTTAATAACGCATAAATGCCGTTGACAGCCAATACACCTTCGCCCGGAATAATCGGGGCATTACTAAAGGTGTCTGTAGCATCGTTTTCATATGTCAAAAGCCACCTGCCACCATTAACATACGCCGCTGTTGCAGTGTTAGCTACAGTTCCACTATTGATGTCAGTCAATGTAAATGTATCTGCACCTGTTCTAGTAATAGAATAATTACCATCAGTTGCGGCTACACCACTTGCCTCACCAAAATGAATACCTATAACATTTCCGGTAGCAAGTCCGTGAGCAGTTTTGGTTACTGTGACTACATTGCCTGTGCGAGCGTAAGTAACGCCAGCAGTTACAGGGGCAGTAGTTGTATCAAACAGTACTAAAACGCCGTCTGCGCCAGTACCGTACCAAGAAATGCCTTTAACACGATTGCGACCAAAAACAAAAAAACCACTTTGGTTTAAATGCCCTTGTTTTACGTCAGTTTGCATCATAATAATCTCCCAAAGTTTAAACGGGGGCGAACCCCCTTAGAAGATTAAGCTGACGCTGGGAACTGTGCGCCGTTTGAGTTGGCAACCACATATACCACTGTGTACTGAACAGTACCAGCAGTTACGGCGGCAACAGTAGGAGTCAGCGTAGCAATAACTTTAACGTCTGTTGCGCCAATACCAATACCGTTTGGCGATGCAGTAGAAGTTGCACCTGCCCAGTTTGCCAGTTTAGTTGCAGCGTTGGTAATTGCCAAACGACCTTGAGTCGTAATGTCGGTTGTTGCCCAGTACAAGTTAGCTGTTGTGCCATCACCAATGGTTAAGTTGGCAGCGGTTGAGCCTGTAAAAGCAACAAGGGTGTCGATAAAAAGGTCTACGATCTGTGCGCCTGCTGGCAATACACAAAGAGTATCGGTTGTTGCTGAAGCAGCTTGACCAGTGTAATTTTTTTTGAATGTTTGGCTGACAATTGTAGAACCGAGGTTTTCAATTGTACCGACCGTCGTGCCAGTCGTATTTTTAACAGTACCAAGCAGCCACGGACCGAGGTGTGTAGCGAAACCCATGATGGAATCCTTTATGCACAAGTCACCGTATCATCTGTGCATCGTCCCCTAGGCGGGTTGATACGGTATTTAGTCCTAGTCGTAAAGCAATAATAACTTAAATAAAAATAAAAGCAAGCAAAAAGAAAGGGAACCGAAGCTCCCTTTCTCTTAACCTACTTAGGCTCCGGGCGAACCGAAGATACCAAGCGGATCAGACACACCAAACGAATAACGCTCGCGAGCCTTGTAACGGCTGTTTCCGGTGTCAAAATCGGAATCCATTCCTGTTTGCATAGGAGTACGAACGAAATGCTTTAGACCGTTAGGAACGTCAGTCAACAAGAAATACGCATTGGTATCGGTCAGGTAGTTATTGATTGTGTAACCACCGGGGATTGAACCGTTGCTTTCGATTGCGTTAATGTCGTTGTCGGTTGTACCTGTACGCAGTTTGGTTTCGAGCAAACGAGTTGCAACGAACTGTAGTGCGGCAGGAATAACCAACTTGGTTGGCTTGGCTGCGATTAACAAGCCGCGCTCATCAGTCCATGCGGCGATTTGAATAACGGCGGCTTCCAAAGAAGTCTCGTTCAAATCAGCAGGAGTAGATTGAGTGTTGCTGTTAACGCCGCCAGACACTAGCGGATGTGAAGTCGAGCAAAGCACTACACCATCACCGTAGGTATAACCAGCGGCAAATGCGTTGTTAAGGATGTTTGCAGCCTTAACTTGCTTGGTGTAAGACATGCCGCGAGCTAATGCTTTGGTATAACGTGACGACAGCGAGTCGTACAAGTTATCTTCAATCGCTTCTTCAGTAATTGAGAAACCCATTGCAATAGTTTCGTGGTTGTAGCGTGCGGTCCAAGCTTCCTGAGCATTGTCATACGTTAGTGCAGAACCTTCGTTCTTAACAGGAGCAGCATTAAAGCCAGACAGCTTGGTCTCTTCTTCAAACGAACGCTCTGAAGATTCTGTTTCAAAAATCTCTTTGTGCTGCTCGCCGTACTTTTTATACTCAAGACCGAACAAGGCATTTAAGCCCGGCAGGAGTTCTTTAAGTAGTTGTGCGCGTGAAATAGCCATGATTTAGCTCCTTATACGCCGGTTGCGTTGTTGTACTGATGCATTCCGAAGTTGATCTTAACGATCACTTCTGGGAAATTATCAGCAGCGGTTGCAGTGTCTCGTACCACATCAATGATGCGAATAGGCAGAGTGTTGGTTGTGGCAGTTGAATCCAAAAGAGCTACTTTCGAGTCACCAGTGGTGGTCGAGCCAGCGTTTTGAACTAACGTTGCGTTGTTACCAATAGCCGAGATGCCGACCCCAGTAATAACGGTTGTGCCAGAAACAACGGCAACTTGGAACAACGTATCTGGATCATCTGCAACGACTGCAAAAATTTTCGTACCAGACTTGATGCTTGTACTGGCAGGATAAAATTGCTGTTGCTGGATTTGACCAGTTGAACCGTTGGTAAAACTTACGCCAAGGAACACACCACAAGGAGTAGCCGTAGCCGTACCGGTGTCCTTTTCGATTGTGCCATCGGAAATGCGTTTAACGAGGTCGCCGTAAAAAATGTTAGCAGCATAGCCACTAGCAATTTCCATTTGACGAGTCGCGCCAGCAAAAACCTGACCACCGATCAAATTGACCGGCTTTAGCCCGTAAGGGGCGCTTACGATTGGATAAGCCATTTAAGACTCCTATGTTTGATTACCGGAACCGAAACTAACCCGTGATTTGCGCTCACTAAAAAGCGGCATAACAGGATTATTTTCTTTCATGAAGTTGTTATCAACAGCACGCATCTGATTATCATTTTTTTGGTTAATGTAATTTTCGCGTGCTGCAATACGTTCTTTTGGTTGCTTGCACAGCATCAAACCACCAATCACGATATTGTCCTTAAACTGAGCATTTTCAACGATCAGAATTTGGATTTCGGGGTGATCGACTGCTTTGCAGGGTTCCCATCCAGAACGAATTTGTGACGAAAAATTTGTGGCATCAGCCTCGCCGCGTGTAGAGATACGAATCCAACGAAATGACCAGCCAGCCTGAGGCTTGGGGCTAGGCAGTTTATCTGGGTCAACCCATGATTGTGGGCGAACATCAGTTTCGCGAGTTTGCATGTCTTGTGGTAAACGATTTTGAGCCATGATTATTTCCTCATTCCTAAAGCAACCTGTTTGGCGTATTCTTCAAGTGGAACTCCAAGCCGTTTGGCAAGAGCTACCGAAGTGGGGGTCAGCACAATCTTCTTTGGCGCGGTGCTGCGCGTTGCGGGGGCGACTACATTTGATCTCTGCCGTGGTTTTTCAACCTCAACTTCTTCATCTGCATCGAACTCGTCTGGAAAAACTTGGCGCATGCGAGAATTGATTTTCTCGTAGTATTCGTCTGAGCGAGGGTCTAAACCCTGTTTTACTAATTTCTGGTGCAGCCCTAGAGCGAAGCTCGTCATCTCGTCATCTGAACCAAACCATGAATTGCGTTGTTGCCAATTCACAGCCTTTTCATCAACTTGAGGGGCGGTTTGTTGTCTTTGTACTTCAGTTTCTGGTGCTTGTACAGTAGGCAACCTAAAATTATTTATGCGATCTGCTTTGATTTTTGCAGCAGTCAAATCATCTTGCGCTGCAACAACGGCATCAGAGTCGCCTGATTCGTACGCTAACTTGTACTTGGCTTTGGCTTGCTCGACCTCGCCCGCTGTAGCACGTTTGGCTTGTTCAAGAAGAACCTCTTGGTTTTTGCCAACCGTACCCTTTAGATTTTTGTTTTCTTCAAGGATTTGCTGGGCGTACCGAATAGCCTCTTCTTTCTCACGGAAAGCTGTCTCTTTTGCGCGACGTTCATCATGGTAGCCCTTGGTTAAATGGCTCATGCGTTTACGCACTTTTTCAGAGTAGCCCTCTAGTTCCTCGTCTGTGGGGTCTTCTGGCGGATCAGATGGTTTGCGACCACGATCCTTGGGCGGCGTGTCATCGACAATCTCAATTTCTACTTCCGGCTTTTTATCCTGTGGGATTTCGACCTCGACTTCTTTTTCAGAAACGCGACCTTCAACCTCAACTTTAAAGTCTTGTTTGTCTAGGTCTTCAAACCCAAACTCGACTGGTTCCATTGCCATAATTTATCCTTTAGATAGCACGCGTAATACCACGCGGGTCGGCAACAACAGCTTCGATGCTGTCATCGTTGATTAAGCGTAACTCTTGCCCATTGACATGAATCCGTGTGCCAGTGTGTGGACGAATAACAACATAATCTCCAATCTTGCACCAAGCGCCATTTGGAAAGCGGGTTTTATCGCTATAGGCTTCTGCACCCATATCCAAGATCAACCCAATAGTTGTCATGATCCGCTCTTCGTTAAGAGTGCGTTCCGCCTTCAGAATCCCAGAGTCAAACTCTGCCTCAACTGTTGGAAGTGCGATCAGGAGCTTGTAGCCAACGGGCTTAGGTAGCTGCTGTTCCATTTCTTCTTCGGTTACTTCGACTTGTTCAGTCATTGTCATCATCCATATAGTTACGCGCTAGGTCGAGGATTTCACGCTGTGCGACACTTAGACCCTGAATCAGTCCGCACATATTCCGGTAATGGGTGTAGTCTTTACAACCCCCATCAGCCATGAATTCGGTAGCAGAGCTTTTATGCTCGTTTAACTTTTTAATCAGCGCGTCAAAGACGGTATTTGCCATGCTTATTCACCCTTTTTTGGAGCCATATAGGTCTTTAAAAAGTCCAATTTATGGCTGTTTGCAGTCTGTCTTTGACTGTTTTCAGCGTTTCTGTCCTGCGATGCAAGGCGATTTGCCTCGTTTTGAGCCGAAACATCCAGCTTTTGTTTATCTAATTCAAGTTTAGCCACGGCTAATTGCACATCTGCTTGGTCTTTTTGCGTTTTCCGGTCAATATCAGCCTTTTTAAGCTGCACTTCAGCCTGTTGTAACTGGAATAACGGGTCTTGCTGCTGTTGTTGAGCCTGTTGCTGCGCGGCTTCTTGTTGATGCACCTGTGTAAGTTGTTTGCCAGCGTCTGCAACGAGCCTTGCCAACTGAACTTCAATATCTTCTGGCAATTCTTCGTCTGGTGCAGGTAGGGTCACACCCAATTGCTCTTCAATCTGCTTGCGATACCTAAACGCCATGTGTTCTGCGATGTGCGCCTGCAACCCAGCCATCATTTGCTGTGCCATAGGGTTCTGACCCATGCCTGCGGCAATCATCGGGTCTTGCATGAAGGAGGTATGCGCCGCAATATGCGCGTCTTGGTCTTGGTAAATGAACGCTTTGACCGGTTTGCCGATAAGAATTGCCATGTTTTCTGACACAGGGTCTTTTGGCTTCTGATCGTCCGTGGTTGGAACCAACTTATCGGCGTTCTTTATGCCCAACACCTCAATCATCTGGCGGTGAAGTTGTGGCAAGTCGTAAATCTGCGGGGCTTGCTGCGCCATTTGCAGTACAGCTTGGTACTGGACTACCCGTTGCGCCATTGTGCTGCTGTTGGGATCACTTACTGGGATAACTTCAACCAATGCGTAGTCAGATTTCTTGGCTTTTGGCTCGCCTTGATCTGGTTCGTACTCATACTCATCTGGCGCGTAATCTGCCATGATAGCTTTGAGCAACTTAAACTCTTGCTTCATGGCGTAGTGAACCCGCGACTGCACTGCTGCCATAGGTTTGAGTGTGCGCTCAAGCAAAGCCAGAGTCGTCCCAACCGGTGCGTTAGCACTCATGTCAGAGATGTTCATGTCACTAATTGCACCGAGCCTGCGACCCTCATCGGTAATCTTTTGCAAGAGAGTCAGTAGCGTTTGGCTTGGCTCCTTGTAGGGCATCATCATAATGTTGTCTTTGATGCTGCCGCTTGGTACGTCTACGTCACGGAACTCGCCCGGTGCAATAGGTGTGTCATCACCCTTTACCCGCAGACCGCGAGACTTAAGACCACCGGGAAGATTACTAAGAGTGCCAGCATCAACAAGCTGGCGAATAATAGAAGTACCTGCACGGGCGTACCCTCCGATGATGTGAATCAACCCCATGCCGTAAAAACCAAAGCCGGGGACATACACGTAATGGACAAAGTGCTGCCGCTTAAGCTTTAACTCATCCTCTGGGTTCCAGTTCCTGCGGATAGCAAGAACGGTCGAGGTACTCTTTTCAATGGTAATGACGTAGGGCTTGGCAAGATCATCATCATCGTCAACGCCGGGAATGCAGTAGTCAATGTGAATTTCGCACAGTGAGTAGCGTTCATCGTCAGACAGGGTATAGCCACCCTCTTCGGCTTTGCGCTTTTCAATGTCGGTATGAAATGTCTCTGGCTCGCCTAAGTCCACGTCACAGTAAAAACCACTGGCTTGAAGTTTCTTAACCTCGTTCTTGGTTTTACGCATGATGTGAGTCACGCGCTCTGCCGATTCAATATGCGATGCGCCATAAGGCACGATTACATCTTCGGCAGGGATGTAGATTGAAACCTGTCTATTTAGGCTTGGATCAAAGTACACCTTCTTAAACGCAGAACCCGCAAGCCCTAG